CTAGGAAAGATGCTCCTGTCGGAGTACGGGTGGGAGAGCGGGAAGCACATAATCTCGACCCACTACCTCAAATACAGGGGAAAAGAGTTCAGTGTTGGTGACAAGCAAATAATCTACAATCCATATTTAATAAACATTTATTTGGCTAAGGAAAAAGAAAATGAAAATTAAGAGCGTTGTGTTTTTAAATGCAGTACGTCTTCCAAACAGGCACATATCTAAGTTCGCCACGAGTGAACCGGGCATGAAACAAAGCTTAGACTACATATGCCTTGTAGATGGCTGCGTAATAGTGCATAAAGATCATAAGAGTGTTTGTGTTCCTTTAGCGGGAGTTGTTTCGTTCGAGACAGCGGAAGAGCCTGCAGTTCATGAATTTTCAAAGAAGGAGAACCGTCGTGCCGGAGAAAAAGGAGAACACGGAAAGGGAGGGACTGCCAAAAAGAAAGGGCGACCGAAGAAGAAAGCCTCTGTACTTTGAGCGTTTTATGAATATGAAATGGAAAGTTTTTGTCCCTCTAAAAAACAAAAAAGAGCTACATGAAGACTAAAGAATCTGCAATGAACGCCATCGAGGCTAGAGAGGTCCTCAAGGAGTACATAAAAAGATTCGGGGAACGCCCAAACGCCAAGAAAAAGGTTGTAGTCTCTGAGAGGTCCACTCAATTCTTTAGGGATTGTTTTGACAAGCAAGTAGCCTTCATAAGCGACCCCTCAAAGCTCAAGACCGCCCTCTGCAGCCGACGAGCGGGCAAAACCCACTCCTGTGCCGTGTATCTCTTAAAACAGGCTGTGGAGAACCCTGAGAGCGAAGCAGCCTATATTGCCCTTACACGCATCAATGCAAAGCGTGTCATGTGGCCCAAGCTCAAACAGCTAGACCGTCAATATAGTATGAACATCAAGTTCAACAATGCCGAGCTGACGGCATATCTCCCCAACGGGAGCATCATCTATTTGACGGCAGCGAATGACCAAGCCGACATCGACAAGCTTCGAGGAAGCGCATTTGTACTAATCATCATCGATGAGTGCGCTTCCTTTGGACCACATATGGATGAGTTGGTCGAAGAGGTGTTGGAACCAACCTTAGTAGACCACGATGGGACTATGTGCCTTATTGGGACACCAAACGCTGCTTGTACGGGAATCTTTCACCGTGCAACGACAGAACCTAATTCGGATTATAGTAATCATTATTGGACTATCTTGGACAACCCCCATATCCCCCACGCTCAGGATTGGCTAGACAAGCGCATGAAGCGTAGGGGGTGGGATAACGAGCATCCTGTTTATCTGCGCGAGTGGTGCGGGAGGTGGGTGCGGTCCGCAGACAGTCTTGTTTATAAGTTCGACGAGGCTATTAATCTTTATGATGCCCTCCCCACTTTGGATTATGACTTCGACTACATACTTGGCGTGGATTTGGGTTTCAACGATGCATCTGCGTTTACTGTTTGTGCCTTTAATCGGTATCTTCCTACTCTCTATCTCGTCTACGAAATGAAACGTGTCGGGATGATTCCGGCAGAGATCGCGCAGCACATCGAGGAGCTTGGGAAAACTTATAAATTTACTCGTATCGTAATGGATACGGGCGGCCTCGGCAAGAGTATCGCGGAGGAGTTCCGTATCCGTTATAATATCCCCGTCATCGCCGCAAGCAAACATGACAAATTTAGCTACATTGAACTTCTGAACAGCGATCTGCGCTCCGGCTTCGTCAAAGTCCCACCTGACTCTGACATTGCCGGGGAATGGAACCTCTTGCAGTGGGCTGAAAATCAGAAAACTGAGGATAAGCGTTTTGAAAACCATTTATCAGATGCCTTTTTGTATGCGTGGCGTGAGTCCAAACACTATTGTAGCGAAGAAATGCCGTATGCACCACAGCATGGTACTAAAGAATGGTGGGAAAAGATGTGGGATGAGTGGGAAGTGACAGAGGGCGACAAAATTGAGCGTGAAAAGCGCATGGATTGGTGGGAGGTTTTATAATGTTCAAAAGTAAGGTAGAGTTGTTCCAATTGTTAGGAAATGCAGATAAACTTGATGAGCTTTTGAAAACACTCAGGACAAATGGTGTCCAAGAGTTCTCTGCAGGAGAGATGACTTTGAAGTTTGTACAGTTCGTCCATCTCCCTTCTGCAGATGTTGGCAAATTTGTCAACCTGAAGGAAAGTCAAAATATACGTGAAGAAGATGATGAAATGTTGTACTATTCATCAGGAGGAACTTAAGATATGGCATCTGAGGTTATGCGGAAATATGCAGACGAATTAAGCAGGCTTAATGCGGGTGATGTGGCGATGCAGAGGGCCATGAGTAAAGAGGAGCATGAAAACCGACAACTGACTATAAAGTTAGAAGAGGATAGGGCAAGGCAGCAGCAAAAGATCGAAAAGGAAATTAAGGCCGCTTTAGAACCTGTTGAGCCGTCAGGAAGAATAAACATGGCCCCTCCCCCTACTAAGGAACCCTCTAGATTCGAGCAGTGGAAGAAAAGGCTAGATATGGAAGCCTCGCAGAGGCCCCAAGAGCCATCGGGGACAATGGAGGATTGGGCCAAACTCGATCCTAGATGGAGAAATAACGAGGCTTACGACTCAGGTGCTGACAAGAGAGGCAACCGTGATGGCAGTTGGGGCAAGGCGGGCAAGAAAACAGGCATGGATGGACAAAAGTTTTCAAGAGAAGACATCTTAGAGCTAATGATAATTTCAGAGGACGAGGAGATACAGGCAATGGGAAAACTGCTAATGGAGAAGTATCACGAAAGGAGATCCGCCAACGCTAGGAAATCTAAACGACGAAGGCAACGGGATGAACAATAATGGCTTATAAAGAGAAATTCAAAACGTTTTGGTGGCAGTCAGATAAGAGTGAAGTGAACTCCTTTGTCTTTGATGCCGTTGGATTTATAGACGACAAGCAAGAGTACAGAACCACTAGCGACCTTCGCCACCTGCGTTTATATTCAAATGCACAACTTCTTGGTCTAAGCAGTTCGTCTTACGCAAGGGCACCATCCCTGTCCAATAGTTCCGTGAATAGACTAGCCCTGAACATCGTTCACTCGATGATTTCGACAATAGTCTCGAAGATAATGAAGAACCGACCACGCCCACTGTTTCTCACGAGCGGTGGTGACTACACCATGAAACGCAGGGCCAAGCTCCTAAACAAGTTTGTTCTAGGATTATTCTACGGTACAGACATGTATGAGATGGGCGAAGCTGCATGTCTAGACTCGTGTATTTTCGGAACAGGGTTCATAAAGATATTTGAGGAGGATGGTGACATACGCGCCGAGAGAGTTTTCCCGCATGAGATAGTTGTGGATGACACGGAAGCCATCTATGGCAAGCCACGACAGATGTTTCAGAGAAAGAATGTTAACAAGGAGGTACTTGCAAGTGCCTTCCCTGAGTTTGAAGCGCAAATAAGGAGTGCAAACCCCCCTTCGGATACAGATGGGAACATAAATGAAGAAGTTCATGATCAAGTCTCTGTTATTGAAGCATGGCATTTACCATCTAGCCGCACTGCTAAAGATGGCAGACATGTGATGTGCATCAATAACATGTGCTTATTGGACGAAGAGTATAGATTACCTTACTTCCCATTTGTATCCCTTAGGTGGAGTCAGCGTGCGCTAGGGTTTTGGGGACAGGGGATAGCCGAGCAATTAACAGGACTTCAAATTGAGATCAACAAGTTGCTGAAGACGATACAGATCGCCATGCACCTAGTGAGTGTACCAAAGGTGTTCATCGAGAGGGGCAGCAAGGTATCAAAGGCACACCTCAACAACGAAATAGGTGGTGTTATAGAGTATGCGGGAACCCCACCCATATTCAAGACGGCACAGGCTGTTAGTCCTGAAATGTTCAACCACTTAGAGCGTCTGTATAATAAAGCCTATGAGATAGTCGGCGTTAGTCAGCTATCTGCGTCAAGCAGGAAACCCACGGGCCTAGACAGCGGTCGCGCCCTACGTGAGTTCTCTGACATCGAATCAGAAAGATTCCTGTCCTTCGCAAGAGCCTACGAAAAAATGTTCTTGGATGCGTCTAAAATTATGGTCAACATGGCTAGAGACATGTACGAGCGGGGAAATAAGGACTTCGCAGTCACAAGCTTTTCCAAAACGACAATGGAGAAGATCAAGTGGGGCGAGATAGATCTAAAAGAAGAGCAATACGTTATGCAGGTGTTCCCAACATCGCTCCTGCCCGTCACGCCCGCAGCTAGGCTGCAGACCGTAGAGGAGATGATGCGTACGGGACTCATCAACAGGGAGGATGGGTTGGCGCTATTGGATTTTCCTGATATAGAAAGCATACAGGACTTGGAGAGTGCTGCTATGGATGATATAGAAAGAACAATCGAGGAGATGATAGACAATGGTGTTTACACTCCCCCCGAACCATTCACCAACTTAATGTTGGCTATGAGAAAAATGAACCAAGCGTACATACGCGCAAAACTAGATAACGTGCCCGACAGTAAGTTGGAGCTTATGCGAAGATATGTAGCAGATGCTCAGGCGCTTCTTTCTCAGGCGCGTCAGGCAGAGCAGCAAGCGATGATGCAAATGCAGATGCAGCAGCAACTAGCGACTCAGAGTCAGGCTGTCCCCGAAAAGCAACCTACGCAATCCCAACAGGCAGAACCACAACTACCAACTTAATTTGGAGGAATAATGAGCGAAGAAGTAGAGCAAGCGAATGAGGGTCAAGAAGCGCCCCAAGAGGTAGAGCAGGAACAGGATGTTTATGATATAAGCCGACATGCTGCCATATTGGCAGAAAAGGAGGCTGAACTAGCAGAGGCAGAATCCGTTCTAGCCCATAAATTAGAGGAGATTGGTGCTTTCGAGAAGAGCATGGAGTCAGCGAAGGAAGACCCCGTGGCATTCGCGGAATCGCTAGGGATAACTTACGAAGATTATGCATCAAGGTATCTTCAGGATACGGGTTCGTCACCGCAAACAGAGCAGGAGGTTGTTTTAAGTAAAATAGAGAACCTAGAAAAGCAACTCAAGACCTCCCAATCTCAACGCGAAGACGATGCTCGTGCAGTAGCTGTGGAAAAACAGAGGGAAGCTTATGGAAAAGCCCTTGTGGAAGTTCAAGATTTCGTAGATACTAATGAAGAAAAATTTGATTTGATAAAAAATATAGGTGTGCATGATGTAGTGTTAACCGTTATTGGTCAGCACTATAGAAACACCGGAGAGATACTAGACACCGAGGAAGCATGCGTAGCGGTGCAAGAGCATTATGAACAAGAGGCAGAGAGATATTTGGCCTCCGAAAAGTTATTGACGAGATTAGGATTAGAGAAGAAACCAACGCAAGGTGTGCAGCAAGATATGAGGCCGAGAACTTTGACAAACAACATTGGAACAGAAGCTCCACGCTATAAGGATGAAAGACCTATAAGTAGAGAGGAATCCCTAGAGAGGGCAGCCGCTCTTTTGCGTTGGAGTTAATTTTAGGAGAAAATAATGCCTCAAGCAACTGTATACGGAAATGCCGTATCCCCTTTTGCCTTAGATCCGGCAATGGGATTAAATCTCGATTCGTTCGAGATGGCGTTGAAAGAACATTATAAGAGCAGCACGATTGAAAACTTGGTTTACAAGAATCGTCCTCTCTTGGCAATGATGCCAAAATATCAAAAATTCGGAGGACGGGTTCTTCCTGTTCCCGTAATGAATGCCAACCCTCAGAACCGTAGTGCGACCTTCACGGATGCACAAAAGTCGGGTGCGACATCTTCAGGGCTTCAATATCAGCCATCGTCCATCAAGAGTTTTCTCTTGCAACGAGAGCGAGATTATTCAATTGCCCGTATTGACGGTGAAACGCTAGAGGCTTCACGGGGTGATGCCAATGCGTTCATGCAGGCTGCTACTGCTGAAATTGATGGTGCGATGAGCGCCATTGGTCGATCTTTAGCGGGCGCGTGTTATCGTGATGGATCGGGTGTTATCGGAACATCAGGTACTATTAACGCACTAGAGTGTCCCCTTTCTAATCCTGAAGACGTAGTCCAATTTGAAGTTGGAATGGTCATTCACGATAAGGGAACACCTGCTAACCTTGCCCTCATATCGGCTGTAAATAGGAGCACGGGTGTATTAACCTTTGCTGCTTCCCCTACACCGGCTGTCTCAGATGACACAGATCTTGTGATTTTAGGAGATGAAGGCAAGAAGGTTTCAGGACTTTCCGCATGGATTACTAACAATACTACAGCCTTAGATGAAGCTTTCTTTGGTATCGTGCGGAATGTTGATCCTAGTCGTTTGGGTGGATTACACCACGCAGGCGGTGCACAACCTATCGAGGAAGCTCTTATTGATGCTTCGTCTTTGGTTGGGCGAGAGGGTGGACGACCTGATGTGTGCTTCCTGCCATTTGATAAGTTTTCTGAGCTTGTCAAGGCTCTTGGAAGCAAGGTAACATATGTAGATGCCAAATCACCTGCCAATATCGGCTTCAGGGCTTTAGAGCTTCATGCTCCTTATGGAACAATGAAGGTTATCCCTGATGCAGATTGCCAACCTGACACAGCTTGGTTGCTTCAGATGAACACTTGGAGTTTAAATAGCTTGGGTTCTGCCCCTCGTATTTTAACCCATGACGGTAATAGATCTTTGCGGATCGCTGATGCGGATGCAATTGAAGTGCGAATTGGTTACTATGCCAATATCGCCTGCAAGGCACCGGGTTGGAACTGCAAGGTAACACTATAATAACAAATTCGGGGTGGGCTTCGGCTCACCCCTTTTCCGTGTAAGGAATTTAAAATGGCAAATAGAACAACTATTGGTGTTCCGTTGGGTGCGGGTGATGAGCTTCATTTTACATTGGTTCTTCGTAACAATTCAGCAGATTCAAGATAGAGGTAATCATGGAAGAAGCAGGAAAAAGTGACATGGTGGTTGCTATCCTAGATAAGCTGTCGCGGGAAAAAGACGGGGGACCACAGTCCTCCGTTAACCCCGCTGCGAGGGCATTGTTACAGGCACTCAAGGACGACGACCCTGAGAAGCTAACTCAATCTCTTTCGGACTTTATCAGGATATATGAAAACACATAGGAGTGCTTGATGCCTAAAACAACAGGAAGGACAGGTGGCGCGGGTTATAGCGTAAAAAAGAAGAAATCCGCTAAAGGCAAGGTGAAGGAGTATTTACGGAGTTTGGCTAAACCCGGTCCAAAGGTTGGGGGATGGCGACATGTTGGGGCAGGTAGGGATTACCCTCCTATTAAGGATATACCACATGCGAATATACCCGAATACATAAAAAGGGAAGAGTTATATTTAAAAAGGGCTAAAACAAAAAGGGTGAAGCAGGGATCTGCGAAAGATAAAATATTTTATGGGGGAGAGGCAAAGACTATAGGTGATGCTGAAATACAGAAAGCCAAGATGAGGATACGGCAATTAAAAGACAGATATAAGGCGGGATTCAAGAACAGATTACCGGGATACAAATAATGTCCAACACACAAACATTAGCAACCATGAGGGCTAGAGTCAGGCGCAGGGCCGACATGGAGAACACTGACTTTGTTTCAGATGCGGAACTTACGCAGTATCTGAACGATTCCCTCTCTGAACTCTATGACTTGTTTGTATCTAAGTATGAGCAGTATGTCGTTCAGAGCATAGACTCTACCATATCGGGCGAGGAGGACTACGACATCGCAACCGATTTTGGTATTGGTAATTTTATGAAGATTATTGGTATCGACCTAAACGAAGGATCGCGGAAGATAACCCTTCAGCGTTTCATGTTTAACGAGCGGAACCAAACAGGGGGCGTGGGCAGTGCGGCAACAAGCATATTCGGTACGGACATACAATATGCGGTGTTGGGTGATAAGATTAAGTTTATGAATGACCAAGGCTCAAAGAACATAAAGATATGGTTCATCCCGTGTTTCGAGCCAATGTTAGAGGCAGACCAAGTAGATGATGTTGCCCCCTTTCTGTGTCCGGGTTGGGAAGAATACGCAATATTGGCCTCCGCAATAAAATGTTTGCAAAAGGAAGAGAGTAGCACTGTCTCCCTAGAGAGAGATCTTGTAAGGCTTACAGATAGAATAGAGAGCATAGCAATGAATCGTGATGCAGGTAACCCATACAGGGTCACAGACATCAATGCCACGAATCTAGAAGATGCTTGGTATTTCGTATAGTAAATAATGGCTGCTAGATCATACATTAGAAACAGGAAAGAGGTAAAAAATTTATCTGATTCAATTTCTAAGACGAACTATATACAGGACCAATTAGAAACCCTTTTCAAGTCTGCTAACGATCGGATAGACAGGGCAAACAGGAAGATTCGTAATCTAGAAAGCAGGATTGCAAAACTAGAGAATCCATAACAGAAGGTGAATTAAATGCCATTAGATATTGAACTACCTCAAATAGGCGCGACAGGTGGAGTGTTGGCAGCGGGGATGATAAACGACGCTATAACCCTACTCGAAGACACTGCAGAAACTCACGATCATATAACATATGGTGGCGCTATCACTCCTGCCGCCATAAATATAAACACAGATCTAACGTTGCAGCAAAACGCGCTCCTCGAAAGCAAGTATGTGGGCTTCAAGAACCACCTAACAGCCTACGTCCCATCCGGCGGCCAAGAGCTTTACGTCAGGGAAGATGCCCCCGCTAGCCCCACAGGGGACCTTTGGTATAACAATGGCTCCATTGATATTCAGATAACCGACGGTGCGGCAATGTTAACCACCACAGATGGCCTTACCGACGACTACAACAACACGCCAAACAACTCCACAGGTATGCTTGGTTATAGTATTGTCAATGATAGATATAGGTTCAGTAAGGGTAATGGGATCAATGCAGGCGCATCCTTCGCATCAGGGCTTGAGGCGAACCAAGTAATTTCTAGCGACAACGGCAGTAGGTTAGGCACAACATTGGCTAGTTGGGAACTATCATTCGTTGGTGGGATAGTCACCATGAATGGCGATTGTCGGCCAAACTCTGTTGATTTTGATACCTCTAAACCATACGCGAGGGGGTCACAAAATGCCATTGTGGCTAGGGTAACGGTTGATGGCCTTTCAGACCCACCTTCGTGGAATAACCAAGAGTGTTGGAATATAGCAGACATCACGGGAACATCAGGTGACTATATTATAACCCTGCATGAGCCAATAACTGAAGATACCACGCTCATGGTTACGGTAGATTCGTCAGGACTTGCCGCCGGAACGAACAATTGGCCGTTACTTGTGGGAACCGCCGAGTGGGTATCCAACACTCAGGTACGAGTAAACACTGCATACTTGCATGATGTTTGGAGTGCTTTTCCTATTGCGACACAGAAACAGCCTTCAAAATTTCATTTTATGGCAGTAGGAATGCCTGCAACATAAGATGGCACTCAAGACAAAAAACGTAGCATTAGATTTTGGTCTAGGTGTAGACGAATACACTGACCCCAAGATGGTGAAGCCGGGTAAACTTCTCCGCGCAGAGAATGTTGCGTTTAACTCTGCCAAGAAAATAGAGAAGAGAAATGGGTACAAGCCTGTGTCCATGATAGAGGCAGAGACAGGTATGAGAATAGACCGACCCCTAGAGATACACACGCTCAAGAATAACCCTATTGTCTTCTCGAAAAACAAGCTCTATACATCTACAAAGTCAAAGCTTCTTAGCGACATTCTAGAGTGGAGAGATTCTAAGCAGTTCAATTTTCCTGTCGAGGTAGACTCGAACATTGTTTCCGAATGGAACTCCTACAGCAGCAGGGACTATGTGGAGACAGAGGAATCCATACCCGTAAGCGACCTGTCTTTACATTCATCAACAATTGAAACAAATGATACGGTTGTGAAGTGCTCTGCATTCTGTAGCAGCTCTCAGGGTGGTGTTTCTGTTGTCGTTCGTGATGTAAACACCAACGAGGTGTTAGTCGAGAGAAGCGACCTGTTGGATAACATCATAGGCGCATCGGGGATACAGACAACTTGGGTAAACCCAAAGATAATACCTTGGAGGTCCGTGGGCCTATCCCCTGACAAGTTCATAATTATTGTCAGTGCAAAGATGAGTATCAGATACATCGGAGAAAACCCAATAACAGGTACTGTCGCGCCGATACCTGATGTAGAATCTGCAACGGACACGCCTGCATACCGAGTGATACTAGTCACACTCGACAGCTTGGTTGGACCCGACATAAAGGAAGTAGGAAGCCTATGGGAGTGGTTGGGCATCGCCGATCCCGTGTTGAATGATTTCCCTTATGTAAACAATGATGACCCAAATTACGATCCGGGGGTAGGCCCCCCAACAACGTATAAGCCAACTCTGCGCAGGGCGTACTCTCAGTTCACAGATCTTCTGTACGATGAAGACGACTCTGTCGCTTGGTTCGTTTTTGGTGGCACAGGCATAACTCGATATGACTTTGCGGATCATCTTACAGAAGATCTGCGAGATAATTGGGACATAACTTGGCAGCAAAGAGTCTATGTATTAAAGATAGAACAGGGTGGAACAACATCGGGATTTACAGGTGGGGTTTTTGCCGCCACTCCTGAGCCATCGACCGCAAGTTCGTATCCATATAGCGGTACCCTCCCTGTTATAATATCTGATAGCCACTATGCAGCCCCACCACAAAACGCGACGGTCCCCGGTGTAGACGAGCCGCCATATTCGACTCCACAATCATATGTTTGGGAGGTTAGCTGCGGCTTACCTAACGTGCCATTGTCGGGGGGACCAAGCCAAAGACCGCGATGGGGGTCTAGTGGGTACAACCCTATGACCTATGATGAAAAACGGGTGTGTCCCTCAAACTTTGATGAAATATTTAGGGTTAGTGCTACGTTTAATACAAACTCTTTTAGTTCATCAAAACACTACGACAGGATCAATGTTGTATGCAGTACAATCTGCAGAAATGATGAGAATCTTCCACCCATATACTTTGGCCCTCCCGACGTTCATTGGGAATACCCTGACGACGGGGCAACAGAACAGAGGACATTCTTGTGTTCGTTCGATCTTCTAGGGTCTGCAGGTGACCGCCTTAATACGGGAAGAGTAGACCTCACAAGAGGGGCCACAAGGAAAGATCTAACAGACAGCCCCGCTATAGGGGACGTTCCTAGAACACCAAATGCGTTTATATGTACAAACGCTCAAATAGTAACACCCTATGTTAACCCCGGAACATCAACATTTGATACCTTGGGGGCTTATGTCGTTCTATATTTTGAAGAGCAGATAAACAATTCGTATATTCTTCAGCAAATAAGCCATGGAGGGGGGAGAAGATTCTTTACCATTGTTGTATCGGCTATAGGTTGGACTGATTTTGAAGAAGATTTAGGTATTCTAGAATCAGTACACTATTCAGATGTTTTGACATTTACAAAACCCGCCGCAAGAGCGGGGTTAATGGACTACAAAACAGACAACCCCGATGCCCCTGAGAATGATAGAAACTATCTATTCCTCCCAACGGTACGAAAAAACATTAGCCTAATGGCCACGCCCTCCTACTCTGCAGATATTTATAACTTGATATACGACGGCACACCCCCGGATAAATCGTTGGCTGAGATACCTGCAGTTAACCTGAGCGAACCACACACTATAGCCAAGGCAATGGATGGAACAGCATTTGGTTCACCATCTGAACCAATATCCATAAGCGGGACATACAATCCTGAGAAAAAAATAGACTTCGACTTTCCTGTGTATTCGGCGGCCCTGAACATAGGTATAAAAACTGTTGAGACAACGCTCGAGTCATCGACGAAGGCTTTGGAGTTTGGGAACAACCTTTACACGTCAGGTGGGTTCCTGAGGTGTTGGAATGGTCAAAATTATTGTGAGAACAACTTTCACTTTAAACCAATGATCACAGATATAAATAATAGTGGGCTTGAAAATCCATTCCAACCAATTAATTTCAAAAAGGCTAGATGGAGCAGAATGATACAGAGGGCCGCTGCTGCTGCTGCGGGGGATGGCTCCCTGAGTGAAGACGACCTGCTACAACAGAGACTAGATAACTCCTTGGCCGATGAGTTGTTATTCATAGACCCTACGGGGGCATCAACGAACCCCACTTATCAGTTTTGTTTTGTGTACGAGTGGGTCGATGGCAACGGCGAAATACACAAAAGTATGACATCGGAAAGAATCCATATACAAGGTGCAGATGTCGATGAAGCCCCTCCCGACCAAATAGGGGAGAACTCCGGGGGCGATGAGTATCCCCCATGCTCCATAAGGTTTAAGGTTACCATGATACCACCTGCATTTACGGAAAAGGAAAAGATAGAGTCTATAAACATAAAAGCCTATAGAACGCTTAACCTTATTGCGGGCGAAGGAATAGAACCACCGGGAACAGCAGACGAGTTCTATGAGGACACGAATGCGAGTATTCAAGCATCATATGAGGCAACCAATATGTGGAGCTTAAACAACGCAACTTCTGATTGGGTATCAGGCAACATAATATTTAGCACCAAGGACAGCGAAATAGCAAAAAACCAACTGTTATACACCTCATATGGGACACTAGGCTATATAACAGCACCGCCGACAAAGGCGATGGCAGAGCATGACGGAAGATTATTCTGTATTTCATCAGAAGACCCCTATACCGTATACTATTCAAACCCAAGGAAACTGCTTTCGTCTACGACATTCAATGTGGCTGCACAGATAAAGACCAAGCAGGTAGGTGGTCCGTTGGTTGGTCTAGCCACTAATGGGGGAAGACTTTTCATGTTTAAGGAGAGGTCAATATTCGCAGTGTATGGGGAACCCGTGAATGCCGCAGGCGCGGGTGGTGGGTATTCATCTCCGCAGCAGGTGTCGGAAGATGTTGGATGCACGAACCCACTGTCCATACTAGAGACATCAGAGGGTATATTCTTTCAGTCGGGCGAAGACATTTATCTTATAGATAATGGATTTAATCTTGTCAAAATAGGTGTATCTGTTTCTTTGGATTCTAGCGAGAGGATACACTCCATAGTAAGGAAGACCAAGGATAGCGAGATCAGATTCTGTCACGAAGACGGTATGCTCATATACAACACATGGTTTAAGCAATGGATTAGATCTACGATGAAGTCTGCAGGCAACAGTGTTATGGTTGGCGACGATCATTACCTCATAGAGGGTGGCAACAACACGGTGGTCAAGGAGAACGAAAATTATTACGGGAATATGTCCACACCGATAAAGACAGACATAGAGACTGCTTGGATAAAGATAAACACGCCGCAGGGCATGGAGAGACTAAGGAATGTATTGTTTCTAGGCGAACTAGAGGAGGACACAACATTCGACTTGGAGGTATTTTATAACTACAACGAGTACCCCTCGGAGACAATCTCTGTGACTGCATCTGACATAGCTAGCCTAGAGGCGTGGGGGTCTGCCACGGCATCAGACCCGACAGGTGATGATCCTGACCATGTGTGGGGTGGGTGGAATTTTTGGGGCGGGAACAACGTAGACCATGTATTTCAATTTAGGCACAAGCCAAAAATACAGAAGTGTGAATCGATAAAATTTAGAATAAGAGAGAAAAACTTAGAATCATCTACCAAAGGGTATGCATTAAACACTATACTGTTAGAGATTGCATCCAAGAAAGGCGGCATGAAGCTTAAGGCTGCTAAGACCATATAGGAGAATACAATGGCTATCTCAGACGACATTTATACGGGACCCGAATATGACCCATCGACATACGAGAAGTATAAGGGTGAGGCAGGTGGGGCTGTTGCGGGAGCGACGAGTGCCGCCTCGATAGCGATGCCTACGATGAATCCCTTTATCATAGGAGGGGCTGCTGTCATCGGAGGCATAGCGGGATGGCTATCGAGCATGGACAATGAGCAGCAGGAGGACATGTTCAAGCTTAAGCAAATGCAGGAGCAGGCGATTGCGAAGCAGCAGAGGATAGCGGCAGGAACAGAAGCTACGGGTGCTTTAAAGAATTTGTCTTATCAGGCCGCCAAGAACAGACAAAGAACTAGGATGATGATAAACAGGCGCAACGACCTCACCCAAGAACAGAAGGATGACATGGCTGCCAACATAAGCGCAAGGCAAGCGGCGAATGCGGCACAAGCTGCCGCCTCACAGCAGACCCGTGATATGCAAATTGCTCGCGGAGACATAGCAAAGTATGTGGCAGGCGAGAAGGAGGCAATCCAAAAGGATATGGATAAGAGGTATGAGGCCAAGATGCGTACATTCGAAGCAGGTCTTACGAGTCTTGTTGGGCTTGAGGGGGACGAGAAAGACGACGACCCTGAGAAGCTAACTGAAGCAGAGGCTATGAAAAAAATACATAAAAAATTAGGGACTAGTTCAGGGGGAGGGGCGGGTGTCTTCACCGGAGAGAGTGTCGGGGATTATCTGAAGGTTATGGAAACAGGCCCCATGCAGAGCCTATACGGGGCGACAGGGTAATAGGAGAATATTATGGCAAGAGACAACGCAACCTATCCTGAGGACGAAATTCTCTCCACAGATGACGAAATTCTCTCCACAGATGACAACGCAAGTTATCCTGAGGACGAGTCCATTGTAGAAAATGCGACCTTTGAGGAACCCATCGACCCTAACCACCCGATGCTCTTAACGGAAGAAGAAAAAGCAGGACCATTGGGTCAGTTGAACCCGGAAGAGGCAGTCGTTGATGAAGCTATAAACCTCGAAGATATGTTGGCTCACGTTGACAAGGCGGCTGCAACGTCTTCCCATAGACTAAACAGGATGGTGGGAAAGTCACAGGCCGCACACAAGAAGAACCTCGATTCCCAAATGGAAATGGAGAAAAATACCTTAGCCTCAGAAGAAGAACAAATAGCTGAACTCAAAGAAAAAATAGAGGCTAAAAAGATAAAAATAGATGAGGTACGGGCAAAGGAACGGGAATTAAACAACGTCAAGCAAAGGGCTTACGAGGGTGCTCGCGAAAAACAACAACAATTGATTAATCAGTTTAATGAAATTTCAAATAAGAACCCATTCAAAAGTGTGTTCGGTGGTTCGTTAGGGATAGCCGCCAATGTCTTTGGTGCGTTAAATCAAGCGTTGTTCGGAGGGGAGAACAGAGCACAGGCATTCTTAATGAAGCAGGTAGACGCAGAGGTTAACAGACTAACCAACAAAATGCATACCCTGAAATCTATAAGTACGGTTGAGGATAGGACACTCCAATTGGTTTTGGATTCAAATCAAACTGCGATGGAAAGACAAAATGCTCTTCGCGTTATGGTGTTGGAAGACTACAACGAGCAGGTTGGTATGCTAGAAACTAGGTACGGTATAAACCTTGCCAAAAAAAATATTGGACTGAAGTACGCCGCTCTTTATTCAAATGCATCGGCAGAACTTTTGACAAAGGCAATCAGTCAACAGCCCGACACCGTAAGGGCAACGGCTGATGTGGTAAACACATTTATGAGGAATCGGGGAATGGGTCAGGCTACTAAAGCCACCATGCTCAGGGCGGCCAACACGGACGATGTTGAAAATACACCCAAAGAAACTCAGGATAGATTTGATAATGTCCTAGGCCAACTACAATTGGCAGGCAAGGCAATGGACATAGCATCAAAGACAATATTTAAGGACATGCCTTCGGAAACCAAATCCCGTCTAATGGATTATGTAATGGGTATGTCACCTGAGCCTACTAGGGCAATGATAATGGATATAGACAAATATCTTATTGACCCGTTGCGGGATGAGAAGAACAAGGGTAAGTGGAGGAAAAAAATGTCGAGGCTCGGAACGCTATATGGAACAAGCATGAATAGGGCATATTTGGAAATAACAAAGGAACAAAATGGTCGCCTGACCTACATGGACTTTGTACAGGGTTGGAAAAGGTTTATGAAGCCACACGATGACCCTGCCTTGTACCTCAAAAGCTTGAAACGGCATATGCAGTCACTCTATGGTAAGCTTAACAGCGAAATTAATAGGGCAGCCTCACAAAGATCTAGGGCATCTGTTATAGGTGATAAGGGAGGTAGTAAGTTCTCTAATTATCAACAGTATATCGCCTCGGTGATACCTCTTTCAGGCGAGAGTGGGATACCGTATGTGGAATCCATCGCCTCGGCACTGAAGCAAAGCATGGAACCATATAAGGGCAAATTCCCCGACGAATTTGCAAAGAGAACTTTTTTCAAGGGGAAAGCATATGGAGAGGGCATGATGGAGGGGTATGTCAAAATGGCAGAAGAAATGGGAGACAAAGGAATGGTTAAGCTAATGGAACAATTGGAAAAAGAACCCGACTACAGCACGGCATGGGACAGGCTATTTTCGCCATTAGCGGCAACTTCGCATGGTGGAGGTCCTCGCCCTGTGAGGGATCACTCAGGGAAAATTGTTAAATAGCGGCACCACTAAATGGCTAAATATAAACTACTAAATATCAACACGAACAAAGTTGATGAATTTGATACTGCTGAGGAAGCCTTGTCTGCCACACGGGCAGGCTTCTTTGGCGAAAAAACTCATATATTCCTCCCAAATTCGATGTACGACATCCTCGACGAATCTGCTGTTAAAAATAGTGATTATGCGAATAGCATAAATTCCATGCGTGGCGACATGCTAAATTCCATGGATAATGGTAGCTTCCAACTCGCCTCCAACGAGGATGTGTCGAGGCAGAATGAAGATGCCAAAAAGAAGGAAGCTCAAGAATACATACCGGGCGGCGAGGGTATGGAAACCCTTGTTGCCCTAGCCTATGGTGGCATGGAGGCATTTGATCTTGGTGGTTGGGTGGACCAATCCCTCATAAAGGTTGGCGGCAAGAAAATGAAGAATGCCCTCAATTATTTGAGGGAGGAACATCCTGTTGCGGTTTATGGCATGGAGTTTGGTGCTGTACCTTTGGCCACAGCCATCGCCGCTGCCGCTGCTACGGGAGGGTTGGGTTCTGCCGCCATTCCCGCAGCACTTGCCGCAACATCCGCAAGGGTAGCCGCAAAGATTGCCGCAAAGAAGGGTGGCAAGTATGCCATTAAGGCTGCTCAAGCATTAGGTAACCCGTTCACCGCACAGCACCGACTCGCTGAAGCACTAGGGACAAAGGGCGCGTCAAAGGCCCTAAAGCTCTTCCATAAGAGCGATGAGATGGTAGAGATGGCATCGAACACTGCCGTCGCCGCCAAGAGGCTAGAGAAGATTGCGCCTCACCTGACAGGACAATTCACCAAAGGCGCGGCCTACGCTATGGGGGAGGCAAGGAAACAGGCCATACTTGGCGACCCTGAGGAGTCGTCTGCGCTACTGTACGCTCAGGCAGGTGGGCTTGGGGGTATGCTAGATGCAACAATAAGTGGGTTGGTACTTGGGGCCAAGGGGCGAAAGGCCAAGAATCTTCTCAAGTTCCAACAGGCATTTGATAAGCATGTATACGATGCGGGCGAGAAGGTGATGAAGATTGTGTCCCCTATTAACTCACCCACAGAAAAGGCCGTTGCCAAGGCCATGGCAGCCGGAACTCGTGGCGGGAAGATAAACAATAAAATACTGAAAACAATAATGGGCAAGGATAAAGCCCTGTTGGGCGACTTGGACTTCGCCTTAAATGATTACGCTCTCGGAAGGGCGGCAGGTATTGGTGGTCCCATACTCAGCTTGACCACAACAGATGCTGCTACCGCATTCAAGAGAGGCTCACAGGTTGCTAAGTATTCTGCCGCAGATGCTCAGGCCGCGCTAACAAGGGCTACCGACCTAGCCACGCAGAATGGGATGGCCATCCCCTCCCTCAGGGACGTGGCAAGGAGATTTGAGATAGAAGCGAAGGCGACCCTTCTTAAGGAAACAAGAAAAGATAAGACCGGCTTACCTAATTTCAACACAGACATGTTGGAGGGTGCAACATACAAAAAAGGTGGGATATTCATAGAAGATGCGGCCACGAGAAGCAAGCTTAAAGAAATAGACAAAATAGTAGCACAAATTATGGGAGAGTCGGAGCTACCCGCATTCAATAATATAAACAGGCTGAAGCAAAGGTTCGCTCGGCAGGCTAGGTTTATCTCTAGGGATTCACCCACCGAAAAGGTAGGGGGTGATGTGAAGGAAGCCTACAATGACTACTATAAAAAAGTGCAGAGAATGATAAAGGAAAAGTTAACTCGATCTCTCGATGAGACAATGACTTCTTTGGGCGAGAGCGGCCTGATAGACCCCGATGAGGGAATCAAAATACTGCGATCTTACAACGAAGGGAATCGTGTCTTTGAGGCATTAGTCCCTTGGCTGCAAACAGCCAAGATTGCAAAGAATGCTATTGCCAAGAAGGGTGAGATGAAATTAATAGAGGGTCTACTTGCCACCAAGTGGGGTCCATTATCTAGGCGTGTAGTGCTCAGTGGAGGAGCAGGCATGTTTTCGGACACCCCTGTGTCGACAGGCGCGTGGGCGTTCACTCTCGCAACAGGGGTGTCGGCAGTCGCAACATCAGCACCCGGCAGGAAAATTGGAGGCATAAAAGACAACATAATGCGTCAGGCGTTCCATTATACCAAGAGAGCATTAGGTGCCGTGGACTCCTCCATATTAGACGCACGTAAGGGAGCATACTCCACGGTAAAGAGATTAAGGGAGGCCGCGCAGAAGGGTGCCATGAAGGAAGTAACGTCTGCAGTCATTGCTAGAAAATTCGGCTCAATGCAGGATGTCTCTTACGACGAACACTACAGGGAGATAAGCAACGCAGCAAACTCATCCTACGACACAGACGAATCAATTACGGCAGCACTAGACCCTCTAGATGATGTTGACTCCTCCATTCCTCTCCTCATTAAACCTGAGGTTATGGGCGATCTACAATATTTAAACAACCTCCTCACGAAGAACATAGATTATCTAGGCAATCCAAAGCCAACCACGAAAGAAAAACAGCAACTATCCTCTGCCATGAGCATCCTCAATAACGTCGATGTTGTGTACGATAGGCTCGTTTCAGGTACGTTGGACGAGTTTTCTGCCCGTGTTTTTAGGGAAAGAAGACCTGTTTTGTACGAGAGATTGGTATCTGAGATCATGTCTGAGCTTCCAAAAGAGAACGAAGACGGCAAGTCCATGCTAGAAACCCTGTCCTTTTCACGCAGAAGATCTATAGAAAACCTCACAGGATTGGTCCTGAGTGCTGCTCCTGCAGGTATACTGACAGGTGCCATACAATCCCTTGTCTTTGCACCGCCGGAAGAGAGCAAGATAAATTTAAGGGCCGCAGGTACACAAACCTTTTTACCAACGGAAATGGATAGTGTAGGGTAATAAAATGAACGATCACTTATCTACAATAATGAAAGTTCTAGCCGTGATGATGAGCACAATTGCTTTGTCGTCAACAGCGGGACCGTGCAGTTCCACATATAAATTTGTAGACAAAGCGGAGGCCGCTCAGGTACATTCTGAACTGAAGAAGGATATACATTCTATAGAAAATAAGTTAGGCATTATAGATTCCAAACAGGAAGCGATGCATGAAGACTTGAAAGCAATTCTCAACCACATGCTAAGGAGCAAGAAACATGGTCATTGAATATAGTGTCGGAGATACTGCTCCTGCAGTTGAGATAGAAATAGATAACTATGCCTTACAGAGTAGTAACGCAGAAGTTTTTCTGTCTGTTGGTATGACGGCAGCGAACAAGGAATTTGAACTCATCGTTACGAGCGAAACAGAGGCGGTAGGCAATCCACCGTTGTTATTTTTCGACGAGGTTGGTAAATTTCCTGCGGAGGTGAGAATCGAGACAGGCGGCGGTACCGTCATTGAAACATTCAGAGGATTCTATGTTCGAGTTTATGAGAGTTTAGCCTAATGCCCACATTTAATTTAACATCGGGTACGAACACCCTCAAACTAACCACCGGGACAAAGAGGTTTCGCATACGGACAATAGATTTGTTCGGGATAAACCAAGGTGGTGTCCCATCAGGCGCGGCAGGTGGTGACCTAAGCGGCACCTACCCTGATCCCAACGTGTCGGGCATGAAGGAAACGGGCGCAGGAACGAACCTAGTCATTGGCGCTATCGCGGATGGTGAAACCCTCGTAAGGAGCGGTGGAGATATTGTTGGCTCACCGGGGA